AAAACGTAAAAGCCAAATAACCAAAAAGCTATCCTCACACCTCGGCGGGAGTACCCTCCCGCGAGGAAACGCCGGAGGCGTAACAGCGTCGCCCTTCGGGCGCGCATGAGAGGGTGTTAGGGAGAGAAGCGCGAGCTATCTCCCTAAACAAAAACGAAATAAAAAATAAAAAATCCATTGCACCAACACACGCTTCCGTAGGAAGAATCGACCACGAGCAACGTCGCTCGTAACAAACAAAAGGTGCAGAAAATGGAAAAGAAAATATTCTCAATACGTGACTCGAAAACAGAAACTTTCGGTCAACCGTTCTACCAACACACACACGCAGAAGCTGAACGCAACTTCTCGAAACTCGTCAAAGACGACAAGTCAACAATAAATTCATTTCCCGAGGACTTCGACCTCTACTACCTCGGAACCTACAACGACCAAACAGGTCTCATCATGTCGTTAGACACACCTCAACACTGCATAAAAGCCGTCAACCTGACCGGCGAAAACTAACTAAGTTTTCCGGGCCTAATTCGCAACCCTTGTTGTAATTAGGCCCACTGACACCATATCAGTGTCAGTAACAGCTTCGCAGAAGCTAAAACACAAAACTAAAGTCCAACACTCGCTAAACCGAAAAAGTATTAGGAGGAACTAACAATGGACTTGAAAAAAATTCTTAAAATCGTAAAAATCGTCGTACTTATCTTATTCGGCAATGTCCGAAAAGGAACCGGAACACATGAGACGTAAAGCACTATCAAAAGCCTCTTCCCGTCGAACATTCCGCAAATCATCAGGATCTCACCCGATCAATTCCGCTAATCCGCGCAAAATGCGTGGTGGAATTCGCCTCTAAATAAACCCTTTTAAAAACGAAAGGGACATACAGAAGTGCGCTGTACATCCCCCCGAACCGTCGGCTTTCAAGCTGACGGTAAAACCATATCCTGGTCTCCGCGTAAATCTAGCAAAGAGTACGCATCATTCCAACTACCATGCGGAAAGTGCATAGAATGCCGCTTGGACTACGCCCGCCAATGGGCCATACGGTGCGTGCATGAAGCTCAAATGCACCCACACAATATATTCCTTACATTAACTTACAACGACGAGCATCTCACCTCAAGTAAACTAGTTTACGAGGACTTTCAAAAATTCATGAAAAAACTCCGCAAGCTCCAGGACGCTCCTATGGGCGTCTTCGTAACCGGAGAATACGGAGAAAAAAATAAGCGTCCTCACTGGCACGCCATCATCTTCAATTACGCCCCCAAAGACGGCGTACTAGATCAACAATCGCCTCAAGGCGACACCTACACCTCTGAAACCATCAATAAAATCTGGGGAAAAGGTCGCGCAAACTACGGCGCCGTAACTTTCCAATCAGCAGGATACTGCGCCCGCTACGCGGCCAAAAAACTCGTACACGGAAAGGACGGTCATGACTATGAACCCATCTCCAAAAAAAGCAGCAAACATGCGATCGGTAAACGCTGGCTCGAAACATTCCACGCCGACGTTTTCAACCAAGGACATATCGTCCTTCCCGACGGCCAAACCTGCTCCATCCCTCGCTACTACGAAAAATGGTTCAAAGAAAAACAGCCAGAAAACTGGCTCTCTTATGTTGCACTCGTCAAACTCGAAAAAACCTCGCGAGCAGCAGCTAAAGCTGCCGCTGAAATACGAGACGACTACAACGCCAACACCAAGCGCCGACTCATCGGCATCTACACCAACCAAACGACCCGCGCTGAAGCGCGGGCAATAATCCAAAAATCAAAATTCAAAATGCTTCAGGATAATCTGAAGCTCTAACCGCAAGGGAAAACTAATGGCATTAGGAAACCGCAACTCACAAAACCGCTTCGCTCAAGCGCCAAGCGTAAACATCCAACGGTCGCAATTCGACCGCTCATTCGCAATCAAGGACACCTTCGACTTCGACTATCTCGTCCCGATATTCGTGGACGAAATCCTACCAGGCGACTCGTGTAACGTAACACTCAATATGTTCGCACGACTCGCAACTCAAAAAGTCCCCATCATGGACAACATGATGATCGACTACTTCTTCTTCTTCGTCCCTAACCGACTCGTGTGGGAAAACTGGGAAAAATTCAACGGCGCCCAAGAAAATCCTGGCGACTCAACAGACTTCGTCATTCCCCAAATCTCTCCACCATCGCAAAAATTCGACGTCGGATCTCTAGCAGACAAATTCGGTTTACCAACCGACACGTCCGTTCAACCAACAGTTAACGCGCTACCCTTCCGCGCATATCACCTCATCTGGAACCAATGGTTCCGAGACCAAAACCTTCAGGCTTCAACGCCAATTAACAAAGGCAACGGCCCGGACGACTACCTCACACTCGCAAACATGAAGAAGAGAAACAAAAAGCACGACTACTTCACGTCGGCTCTACCTTGGCCACAAAAAGGCCCAAGCATCCAACTCCCAATGGGCGGCGACGTACCCGTCGTCGGAAACGGCAACGCAATCTACTTCCAGGACGAAAACGACACTTCAAATCGCGCTACAATGATCAAAGACGCGAACAACCAATATGCCCGCGTACTTACTCAAGGCGGCGCATGGGAAAGACCTCTAGAGTTCGCTGAGGACGCCGACTATTCATCACTCACCGCCCTACTCTCTGAAGCCACCTTCGTGACCATCAACCAGGTCCGCGAAGCCTTCGCAATGCAGTCGCTCTTCGAGCTAGACGCTCAAGCCGGCACTCGCTATACAGAAATCCTTCAAGCTCACTTTAAAGTGACCTCTCCAGACTTCCGCCTACAACGCGCAGAATACCTCGGAGGCGGCTCTACAAGTATCAACAGCCATCCGGTAGCCCAAACCGCTGGGACCTCACCAGAGAGCTACCAGGCGCAATTAGCGGCCTTCGGCACATCGGCTACCAACGGCCAAAACATCGGCTTCACAAAATCATTCGTAGAACACGGCTACGTCATCGGAATGGCGTGCGCTCGCGCAGACGTCACATACCAACAAGGCTTAAACAGAATGTGGGCCAGAAAGACTCGCTACGACTTCTTCTGGCCAAAACTCCAAGACATTGGAGAACAAGCCGTCATGACAAACGAAATCTACTACCAATACGGATTCAACGACCAAGTCTTCGGCTACCAAGAACGCTACGCCGAATACCGCTACAAACCGTCTGAAATCCACGGCCAATTCCGTTCAACCTACGAAAACTCACTCGACGTGTGGCACATGGCTCAAGAATTTGAATTCGAGCCAACACTAGGCCCCACGTTCATCGAGCAAAACACACCAATCGACAGAGCTATCGCGGTCACAAACGAACCGCATTTACTCTTCGATGCATACTTTAACTACAAACACGCACGCCCTATGGCCGTACGTTCAATTCCAGCATCACTAGGAAGGTTCTAATATGTGGGCAGCAGTAGTCGCAGGTATCGCCGCAATCGGCGGCATGATCGCGCAACATCAAACTAACCAAGACAACAAAGGCGAGGCACAAAAAAACCGAGACTTCCAAGAACAACAATCGTCAACTGCCCACCAGCGCCAAGTCGCTGACCTTCGAGCAGCTGGACTCAACCCAATACTAAGCGCCAATTCTGGCGCCTCAACAGCTCAAACCGCACGCGTGTAAACGCTCGCTAAGGAAAAAAATGAAACTCAAAGACACACCATCAATCCCAGTCGCTAAAGTCTCACACAACAAAGTAACGATCCGTCCCAACGGATCTAAAAGAATCCAAACGGCGATCCATGATCGACCGATCACTCAACAACAATTTAAAGACGAATGCGACATCAACAAAATCATGGAAAAATACCAACGAACCGGGCAAATCACTCACCTGGCCCGTAACCAAGGCATCTACGCCGATCTGACATCACTCGGCGACTACCAACAATCTCTACAAAAAGTCATCGATGCTGAAAATGCATTCGATACACTCCCTGCAAAAGTCCGCGAAAGATTCGGAAACGATCCTGCCGGACTACTAACATTCCTTGCAGACCCACAAAATAAAGAGGAAGCAATCAAACTAGGCTTAATCGAAAAACCAAAAAAGGCTCCAACACCAACAAACGAACCAAACGAACCAACACCACCAGAGCCAAAATCAAAAACGTAAAAGCCAAATAACCAAAAAGCTATCCTCACACCTCGGCGGGAGTACCCTC